ATATTTTGCCATCGTGTTATTAAATTCCATTAAATCTACTGTTTTATAATGTTTACAATGTAACCCATAATGAGTATATAATTTGTATCCTAATTCCTGACACTGTTGACTAAATACAAAGTCTTCTGAATAAATCACCAAACCGTTTTTATGATATTTAAAATAGTACGGCCGTTCCAATTTTTCCATTACTTCCCGTTTTACCAAATGACAGCCCCCGGTAATTACATCCGTTTCATGAATTCCATTCGGATTCTCTGTAGGAAAATACGGCCTATATTGGTGGTTATCATCATACCGATGCGCCACCGGTTGCGGGAAAATCAACCCATCATCTCCCTGCTGGAGCTGAAAACATAAGGGAGCAATAACTTCTTTATCAGCCATTAAAAGTGTTTGAAGTGCGTTAGGAGGTGGAATAATCATAGCATCTATATTCATAAAATAGTCAAAGTACTCCTCCAAAAAATCCTTAACTGCCCGGTTCCGGGCATTATCCAACGGAGATAAATAGGAATAAAACTTGATTTTAACTATAACATCAGGATCATGACTCCATTGAATTAACCGTAAAGCCAAATTATGATGAATAGTTCCGGTATGACATGGAACGGAAATGAATACTTTCGGTTTCCCCTCCATTTTCCATTTTTCCCTCAATTTGTTAAATTGCTGAACGGAAAACTTTTTGGAATAATCCACATCATTGTTAAATTCTTCCCGGAATGAAGCTGATCCATAATGATAAATATATGATTTTCTAGCTATAACTAATCTGTATCCAACCTTACTAATCCGTAAACATATATCATTATCATCCCCTCCACCTAATCCAAAACTTTCATCCCATTTACCAACATTTTCAATTATTTCCCGGCTGATCAGGAAACATACACCTTTAAGGGAAAGTGGATCATCTACATAATCAAACCGCTGACCTTGGTTATAATCCACCACCTGTTTAGTAGTAGCTTCAGTAAATGTAGGTGTAACTAAACCGACCTGTTTGTCTTTAAAGGCTTCCAACATCTCTTCCAGCCATCCCGGAGTCATCACCGTATCGCTGTTCAGAAAACATAAATAACCGCCTTCTGCCAATTCTAAACCGGAATTCATGGCTCCGGCAAACCCTTTAGGAATTTTATTTTGGACAAATTTAGTTTTATAGGACTGAAGTAATTTAGTGATTTCAGGATCATCACCTTCCTGAACCAGAATTAATTCATGGGGATGAATGGTGTAATTAACAATACTGTCTATACACACACGGGTAAGGTCAGGTCTATACCTGACCGGAATAATAATTGAAACTAAATCATTCACGTTATATCCTTCAGTTTTCCGGCCAATGCAAGCTCTTTTACCTCGTCAATTCTGTCAGATAGAATTTTACTTACTGTGAAAACTGCATTCGGTTTTGCAGGATCAAGTGAATCCATTTCCTCAGTTGTTAAAGCCATGCCTAATTGGGACTTAATTTCCAGACGTCTGACTTTAGCTTCATCCTTAATTTCCTCAACCCTATTTTCATGCGCTTCACTGATAATTTTCGCTTCAGCTTCAGTAACTTCTACCACCCGGTCCCGAATCATGGAAACGTTATAATCCTTATCCGGAATCAAAAGCAGTAATTCCGATTGGTCATCAAATTTCACGTCATCGTAATACAAATGATCTATTACGTAATCACCGATGTCCGATTGGTAATTTGCCGGATACGTCATGGTTGAACCATTTTCCAAAATGGTAATTTTCAGATATTTCATAATTCACCTCCTATCCTTTTAATAGAATTAATATCGTATAAATGGGAATTAACTATATTGTCTTCAATAACCTTATCCTGTTTCAAATCCTTTATTCTGGTTTCATAAGCAATATATGAAAACCCCAATTTTTTCAGAATCGGTACAGTTTGATTAGTTGTTTGCCACCCGGCACTCCGGTAACCATATTTTACCGGTAAAAACGGCCTTAATCCTTCCAATGCCAGCTTTATCCAATATTCCTGGTTATCCCGGTCACCGTCCGGCGGATACTGATGATCATAACTGTGAACAGCAATTTCAACCCAATCCTTATGTTCCGTAAACCAGTTTTTAAAAACAGCAGACTCCAGTAAATTTTCATTGTTTTTGAAATTGGCTATTGCAAATGCAATGATCCTGAAATCATGCCTCCTTTCCCTGATTCTATCAAATAACGCAAAGTTGTCTAAATAGGATAAACATAGGTCATCTACGGTAAATACCATAAAAAATCCAGTAATTGCTTACTGGATTCAGTATAGTACAAAAATACTTGAACTTCTATTCGGACGGGGAATCTGTATGGGGCCATTTTGAGGATGGCCGGGGAAACCCCGCCCGAACAGACGTTCAAATATCCACAACTGCTATTTCCGGACGCCGCTTCATAGGAACTTTAGTGCCGTCCTGCAAAAAACACGTAGCCCACGGGTCTATAGGTTTCGGTTCCATTTTCTGCGTCTCATTATTCCAACTTAAATTCCATTCCGGCGGCCAAAGATACGTACTGTCCATCCAGGACCGTTCCAGATCAACTACCATGCCTTTATCCTTAGCCGCAGCGGTTTCATCTTTACTCTGTCCCCAATGATGCCAAACCCATGATCTGGTAGTACCGACTGCCCGATAACCGTTACTGTAAATCCGGGCATCCATATCATAATCCTCACCGCCGCCCGGATAATACCGTTCATCAAATAAACCCACCCTCTCAAAACATTCAGCCCTAAATACCGTCAGCCACATGGCTATTGCATCACAAACACCAACCTTAACCAGAGGAAATGACGGCGGTAGATCAGCATACCGGTTCTTTACCTCTTCAAACTCGCCTTTCAGCAAATAACTGTAATCCGCTTCAGTAAATTCCGGCTTATAGGAAATAATATCAACAAATTCCCCGTGTGACCTGCCATACCCCCACATCGGTACTCTGGGACATTCCGGGTTAACTGCCATTATTTTATCATCTGTGACGAAGGTTTCCAGTATCCCATCCCACCACCGGCTGTCCATCCATTCCAGATCGTCATTACAACAGGCAATATACTTAGCCTCCCAGCGCAAACCGTGAATTATTGCCTCATTATGGGATTTGGCAAATCCCAGATTCCGGTGCGGCCGCAGTACCAGATGTACCTGTTCTTTGGATAGGTTCAGTCCGTTTTCCGTCTGATCCACCACTACCACCCGGTTATCCTTCATATCGGTATACTTATATAGGCTATCCAGAGCCTTCTGAATAAAATCGTTTCTGACTGGATTGAAAGTAAAAACCGTCTGAATCATACAACTTCCGATATAAAGTAAAACCGGCTGTTAACATCCCAGGGAACCCCGTGTTCCTCAATAATCTGCCTGATTCCATTATTATAAGCCGGATCGGGATTATTCAGGTCCCAGGTATGACCATGCACTATCCATGGATGGTCTACGGAGTAGACTTTCAGGTTTGCAGGCCTTCTATCGGCATTAAGGACCCCAGGTTCGGTATATGCAGAAGTAGTATGGTCCGCCACCCAGAACTTCAGGGTTTCCAGTGCTTTATACGTATCCCGGCTGATCTGCCAGCCCGGAGCCTTAAACCCTTTCACGAAACAACCCCTACCCATCATCCAAGCCTTGGAAATCTTAGCTAAGGCCTCTTCAAAGTTCCATTCCCTGCATTCGGTGGGAGTTTCATGAGTCCAGCCGTGAATTGCCAGCTGCATCCAGTCACCGTATTTTTCCACCGTCTGCCTGAAAAAAGGCGTATTATCCTTATCCTGGTAAAACGGTATAGCAAATAAAGTAACTTTCAAGTTCGGGTACTGTTCCTTTTGTTTTATTAAAAGTTCCAGACATTCCTTACTGTTGCCTTCATTCTCAGCAAAATCATCAAGATCAAGCACTACATCCAGTAAATAATCAGCCTTAGTAAAAAACACCCTACTCATATATGTTCATCAGCTCCCGGCAAACTAGATTTCTGTTTATATAATGGTCACCGGAATGTGACTGACCTACCCCGCCGTCTGGCAATTCAATCAAGTCACTTTCCCCAGTAGCGGAAATTACGTAGTTACTGTTTCCGTTCAGATACTTGTTTCCCAAACACAAAAATACGTCATCCAATGACTTCCGGGGCAGATCCGGATACATTTCCTGAAGCAGTAACCCGGCAGTTAAAAGCTGCGTCGGAACGAAATAAGTCCGGATAACAACATCTACCGGTACCGGAGAATCATGGAGTCCCCGTTTAACCGGAATATCTTTGGTGTAAGGTTCAGCCGTATTGCTTAATGTGCTACCTTCTAACCCTAAAATAGACTCCGGCAACCGGATTTCATTAATAACGAAGTTCTCCAGCGTTTTCGGACCGACAGACAGGTCATCATCCAGAAAAAAACAGAAGTCGGAACCGGATATTGTTCCCAGCGCAAACCGAACTACTGGCAAAAAAGGTCTATTGGAACGAACTATAATTACCCGCTCATCCTCAAATACAATGTCTGGATTATCAATAAAAATGAGGATTTTTCCGGGCGTTACGGTTCCCTGCAATAACTTATTCACCATCAGGTTCAAATTATCTTCCCGTTCCTTATAATGAGACAGAATAATGGTCGTAACTGTCATAAGTAATCAACCGGACGTTTTATTCCGTGATAAGTATTTATACTGACCGCCATTACATCCGGTTTCGTCCGTTTAGCCAGATCGTACATTGTTTTCCGGCCGGTTCCCACATAGGTTGTTTTTGACAAACCATCCCAGTTTTTAATTGTCTGGACAATCAGCGGAGCAATTACATCTACATAATCACCCTGGGTATACTGATCAGCCCAAGCCGTATCCAAAGTCCATTTGTCCTTAAACAACGTTCTGATAATTAAATACTGTTCAGCTAAATACTTTACGGCTATTTCCCCAGCAAATTTGGAAGCCGAATACATATTTACCGGATTCCGGGCATATTCACTGGAAATATATACAAACGGTATCAATCCATACTCATACAGCAAATTTAACGTACCGCCCAGATTAATCTCAAACAGCTTTTCTGTTTCAGTTTCCGCCCGATTTACATCAGTATATGCTGCTGCATGAATTATCAGATCATATTTTTTATAAGTGAATTCAAAAGGACGGGTAATATCCAGTTTTTCGTGTGAAGGAGCATCACATTTAATATGTTTTTGTAATTCCTGCCCCAGCAAACCGGAACCGCCGGTCAGTAAAATATTATTGATCTTCATAAAATTCCCATACGGAATTAATAATGTAGTCAACCTGTTTCCAGGTAAGCCCATCGTGACACGGCAGCGTCAGCAACTCTTTCCAGACAGAGCTGGTTACCGGAAGTTCGTGTTTAACCGCTTTTTTCCAGTACGTCATCTCCGATAAAGGTTTAAAATGAACTGACGTGGCAATACCTTTTGATGCCAAATAATCTGAAAGCGCATCCCGGTTTTTACATTTCATCGTGTAATACTGAACCGTATGACTGAATAACGGAACGGCAAAAACTCCCAGAACATTTTCAAATCCGCTGTTATAACACGCCTGAATTGCTCTCCGTTTGGCATTCATTTCCTCCAAACGCTCTAATTGTCCCAAACCTATAACAGCAGTTAAATCATTCATATATGCTTTAATACCTTCCGATTGGATTATGTCATAATCCCAGGTATATCGTTTGCCTTCAGACCGTTCATAAGTATGTTTTTCTATCCCTAACCAAGTCAATGTCCGTAACCGCTTATAAATTTTTTCATCATTGGTTGTTATCATGCCACCGTCACCGGTAGGCAAAGTTTTCACGGCTTGAAATGACCAGATAGTAATGTCGCCTTTTTTCCCGGTTCCGGGAGTCAACATGGCATGAGCCGCGTCTTCTATAATTAACCCCTCAAATTTTTTCCGCAATCCGTCAATATCCGCCAGTCGGCCATGAGAATCAACCGTAATAATTGCTTTAGTATTTTTAGTGATATGAACTGTTTTCGGATCAAGACAGAACGTATCCGCATCAATATCGGCAAATGTCACATCCATCCCGTTCCACTCCCCGACAATAGCATCGGAAACAAAAGTAAAGGCCGTAGTGATTAATTCCCCGCCTTTAATATCATAAGCCTTCAGACATAAATCCAACGCCGACGTACCGCTGTTAACTCCGACTGCATATTTAGCCCCTACATAATCAGCAAACTTTTTTTCAAATTCAATGGTTTTAGGACCGAATCCCCACCAACCGGATTTTAAAACTTTTACGACCTCCGCAACGGTTTTCTCATCAATAGTAGGACTTAATACCGGAATCATGAAACTCCTTCCCGGAAAAACTTCCGCCAAGCATCAATAAATTTATCCCATGTCCAATGACGTTCAATTATAGTTCTGCCTTTCTGACCCATCTTTTCCGCTTCCTTACGGTTATCCCGCAATCTGATTACCGCATTCCTGACGTTTTTAGCCGTAATATCAGGATTATTCATATGATCAGACCGGTCACCGGGAATCAGAATACCTCCGCCTTTCTCGGTAATAAAATGGTCTATTCCGCTGTCAGTCGCTATAACCGGCACTCCACAGGCAGCTGCCTCCAGAGTCGGAAATGAATATGCCGGGTCCTGATCAATCCGTAAAAGTACCTCCATCCGGTTATAAATATTCGGCATCCCCGTCCAGCGTTTATCCCCGGTCACTACATATGGAAGTAAGTTATATCCATCCCAATCATCAAAATTACCGCCGTTGTTCTGCCAGGAATGTGGAAACAGCATGAGATGGACACCTTCCAAATTACGCAACGGAGAAATAACGGTAGTTAACATATGCCTGACATTAGCGTGATTTCCCACGTAACCTACATGAAATCTGTCACAGCAATACCCATTCCGGAGTTCTGAAACCGGATAAAACAACTCCGTATCAATACCGAACCGCAGAGAATGAAAAGGGATGTTGTAATCAGCAAAATTCCTTTCAACTTTCGGGGTAGCGGCTCCAACTACTTTACAACCGATACTCCGACCTTCTCCCGGCTGATACAGAACTACCGCCATTTTATGAGCATATTCATCCTGCGGAACCGCCCAATGTCCGGCCCACATAGCCCATAAAAGGTCATATTCATCCGGATTCCTTTTAAACGGCCCTTCATTCGGAAACCGATCCAGAAAGTTCTTATACGGCGGGTACGGAATAGTAGCTATCTCCATAAAAAACTCGTCCGCCAGGTAACGGATTAAATATTCCACATGAGCTTCCACATACCAACCATGCCAGGGAGGAATGCAGAGAATCTTTTTTCTCATCGTTCCAACACAATAATTGTATCCCCACCTTTACCCTGTTTATCCCCTTGCCAGGAAACTTCCCGAAGATATTCCTTCAGTTTCCAGCCCTCCGTTTTTTTCCCTTCCAAATACAATTCAATTTTTTTCCGGCTGTATTGGTTCAAATATTCGTCAGGATAAGTTTTTCCGTTATCAAAAATAGGTTTAATATCATGTTCTTCCTTTTCATTCATGGCATACCAGAGAATACAAACTACCCGTTTTCTGGCTACCCGGCAATGCTCATTCATTGGCTGTTCAAAACCATCCAAATGATCAATGACGTGACGGCTCCATACCGTATCCCAACTGACATCCTCTTCCTTCAGATGCCGGGCATCCTGATTTTCAAAATCGTAACCGGGATAATTCTGCTTTAACCATTCAATCCGGGAATCAATAAAATCCACGCCTTTATACTTAACATTCCTTTTGATCGCTTTAATAGCATCCAGCGTTGTTGCGCTGCCGCATCCCACATCCAAAAAACTTTCTTCGTCATAAGTCCATTTAACTAACGGCATCAACTGGGAAACGTTGATCGGTCCGTTACCTCCCATCCGGCACCAGACATCATTTACCAGTGTAGCAAACCACCGGTCTTCGGATTTTATAATTTCCATATAACATCACCTTTTTTAATAAAACGCTCAGCCAAAATCATTAATTCCTTTACCCGTTCCGCAGAAATAAATCTGTTCCGTCCGATCCGATAACCTTTAAGTGCTATCCGCCAACGTTCCTGTTCATGTTTAGAATCAAGGTAATATCTGATTTTTTCAACGGCTTCTTCCGGTGAACTGAAATAAACAACTCCGTCCTGCAGAAACAATTCCATTCCCGGAGCATACTGATAAAGTAAAAACCCGCCAACCGAAAGAATCTTACCGGTCCGGTTACTCCAATAACCCCAAGCATGGGAATATACGGAAAATCCCAGACAAATCCTGGTTATACCGACTTCATTGGCAAACTCCAAACCATAAACGGCCGGATGCACATCCGTAAATTCCTTCGGCCATTCCTGCCAATTCCAGGAAAAAACAGTTACCGGAACCTCCCGGTTAATTTTCTGCAACCATTCCTGCCGATCACCCTGGGCAATCCAGGAACCGAAAAAAGCTACATTCCGCCGTTTAATTGATTCGTAATCCGGACCGGTTTTATCTATTTCACCGTCACTGACATCAAAAGGAAAATAATAGCAGTTACTGAAGTGATCATAATTTCCGGAATAAACATCATTGGCCAGATAAAGATCAGCCTCTTCCACCATTTTTAAATGCCAGTCCTCATTCTGCATATAATCCCATACCCAATAAAAAACGGGCGCTCCGCCGCTTTCTTGCCGCAAAGCTGACACGAAACGCCCGTCATTAAATCCGTTCCACTTGGCGACGATATTAATATCCGCCTCAAGATCGGTTGGCATATCCGGATATGTTGCGCCGGTCAGGACGTGTTCACGCCATTTATCACGGGGCAATCTCCGAACCTCGTGTCCCAACGTTTCTATTTCACGCGCCAAGTGGCTCTCGTCAGATACTTCCCCAACATATCCGGTAGTAAACGAACCGACAAAATTAACCTTCATAACAGAACTCTTGCCATACTGGTATTTTTATTATTGTATTTGTAAAGAAAAAACCCGCAATCATGTGTATAAACAAATTCCGACACCGCCCACATTACTCCCGGACTTGATTCATCACAGTCATGAAACAGTATTACTCCGTGTTCTTTCACATGCGGATACCAAGCATCTATATCCCGTTTAACACCAAGATAGGAATGGTCACCGTCAATAAACAGAACCGAAATCAAACCATCGTTATAAATTTTTGCTACTTCCACACTGTCTCCTTGATAAAAAACCGTTCCTTTAACCTGCGGATCTACTTTCAGGTCAACACCAATAACCTTAACCTTTTCTTTAGCAACCATCCTGGCAACTGATAAAGATTTACCTTTATCTACCCCGACTTCCAAATAAATATCTCCGGGAACAAGTTTTGCCACTTCCGGAACCAGCACTTCCATATCAAGAGTACTGAAAGCTCCGGGTCTTGCATTACGGTCCAACTCCTCGTAGTCAAAAAAGGTATCAATAGTCATATTTTTAATTTCCAGCCGTTCTAGGGCATCCTACAAGCTCATTGAGGCTAAACTATTCTCCCATTTAGGCATAAACTTCCTTAACGGCGGCTCCGGCATCTCAAAATCCGCCGTCCAGATCCCAACATCAGTTCTCGGAAATCCCCATTTATTTATAAAGTACTGCCAATTATCATTCCAGGCATCCTGATGCTGAGATTCAAAGGTTCCCGACGTCTGGGAAAAATGGTAAACTTTACAGGCAGTATTCTGTTTTGGCTGTATTCCGGCTAACCGGATTTTATATAACAGATCAGAATCACTATTTGACCCCCAGGGATCATAATTAATGTCATATCCGCCGACGGTTTCCCAAATGTCACGCCGAATCAGAAAAGGCGTATTGAAACCATTTCTGACCGTTCCCTTATCCGGATAATTTTTCACGAACCGAAAAAACTTATCCTTATCAAAATCACCCCCGGCACCGCCACAGAAAGACATTTCAAATGTAGATGCACCCATTTTCGGTTCCACTAACTGGGGAGACACACAGGGAGTTTCCGGCTCAGTCAATTTTTCAAACCATCCCGGCGGATAAATCATATCGTCATTTGAAACCATAATCCACGGTGTATTCGTTATTGCCACAGCCGCATTCACCGCCATACACTGACCCTGAGCTACTACCCGGACAAAACGGGGATGCGGACAGGCAGCGCCGTTTTTTGCCACTACCAACCAGATTTCCGGAACGGATTCACGGAGTGAAGCATAACACTCGTCAAAAGCATATTCCTGTTCTTTAGTTTCCCCTAAATGCGGAATCACAATCGTTATGTCCTTATAACTTATCATAAATTATTTATTTAAAATTCCGGCGTCTTTTTTTATCATTTCCTCATACTCTTCCGGTTTAATATGCATCCGACTAAAGTTGGTCGCCGCCATAATGTGACTGACCATCACTTTACAGGTATCTATCTGTTTAATTCCGGCCGCTGCCATCCTTTCATAAAAATCCCGTTCCGCCAACAATGACAATTCCTCATTCCAGCCGCCGATTTTATTAAATGCTTCCTTTGTTATCATCAATAACCCGGCATCCCTGGAACCGAATTTCATAGCCTCTTCATAACTCATACTATAAGATTTCTTAACAAATTCCCTGCTTCTGGGCATCTGATCAGGAATTACACAATCAGCCAAACCATGATCCAGATAATACTGCAGATGTAAAAGCCAGCCTTCCGGCACAAATACGTCATTCTGTAAAAAAACCAGATACTTACCCTTTGCCAGTTTCGCTCCCTTATTCATGGATTTGGTATAACCCCACCCTTCAGTTTTTTCATACCTGTCAATTTTTAAAACCTTATGATCATCCCGTACTGAAAACTTCTCGCTATCGGACATTAAAATAAATTCATAATCTTCCGGATCGGTATAACGGGTAACACTAGCAATTGAAGCCATTGTCATTTGAGCTAAATATAATGACTGCGGATAAGCCGTCATTATAATTGAAGTAAATTCAGTCATAATTTCGGTAACCAGGTTTTTTTGTCATATGCCTCGATATTATCAAACCGCTGAACTTCCTGTTCCAGTCCGGGATTGTGACCCTGCATCTCAGGCGTAAAATGAGCCGGGTATCCCCAGTTGCCGCCTATTTCCTTTCCAAACGGATGATATGCCCGAATCCGCGTAGCCACTCCTACTTTATAACCGGCCGTCTGAAGCCTACTGCAAATTGTCCGTTCTTCATGGTTGCGGCCGGTCCGAAGGACATGTTCCCAACCACCGACTTTCAACACCGCTTCCCGCCGCATAATCCGCATCACCGCTCCGCACATATTCCGTTCCTTTACGTCATCCGGATCAGCCGGATCAATTCCCGCAGCCCCAATAAAAACATGAGGGTGGAGGCTAATAGCACCGTAGTCCAATCGCTGATCCATAAATTTAACCATCTGGATAAGCCAGTCAGGTTCCAGATCAGGGACATAAATGTCATTATCCGAAGTAATAAAATACTCAGATTCAGCCAGAGCCAAAGCCGTGTTCCAAGCTGCGTGGATGCCCATGTTCGTTGATGGGCGGATGACCAGAAAAACCTTATTCTGTCTGATTGCCTCATCCAAAACCTCCCGGTTCCCTCCATTATCAATCACAAACAGACGGTACGGATATTTAGTCCGCTGTTCCAGATACGTAATAGTCCTTTCAGTATACGCTTGCCGCAGATATGACGTAATAAATATATCAATCGGTGTCATAATTCATGATTATGTTTCGGATGAACTATATATAAATGTGCATCAACCGGCTCGGAATGATACTTTCTAGTATATTGATAAAACAAAGCAAAATCATTACCCCAAGGATTACCCAACTCCTGAATTACTTTATGCGGTTCAGCATTATGAGTAAAAAACTGCCGGATCTCTGGATACTTCACCTGGTAATAAGCCGAAAAATCCCACGGACTGCACATAGACAGCACCCGTACCAAATTACCCTCATTATCAGGATAATTAATGTCCGTACAGTCAACTGCTTCCATGTGCTGTTCCGGAAACCCCCCCAGATCCTCATAAACACTGCGGTGGAAAATGAAAGTTCCGTTAACAATTTTCCCACCGCCGAATACTTCATGTCCGACATCCAGTTTTGCCGGTTTGAATGCATCCCTAGCCTGAGCCTTATAGTCTTTCGTAATATGAATTGATCCGAAATTAAACAGTTTACTGTCGGGAAACTTGACAATCATGGCATCACATACTTCCAGATAATAACTTACCAACTCATCATCGCTATCCAAAAACACAAACCATTCCCCTTTAGCCTCCTTCATCCCGTTATGATATGCCACAATCCGTTCCAGATGCGGCTGGTTTATCAATTTCACCGATTTGGGAATCCGGACATCCACTGTCGACCCGTCATTAATAATTACGTGTTCATAATCTTTCACCGACTGCCGACGGACACTTTCCATTGCCCGGTACAATTGTTCCCGACGCTGGTCAAAATGAACATGAACCGGAGTTATGACCGAATATTTCATGCCGATTTACGGTACCTTAATACCGGATTTTTAACTGCAGATTTACCAACTACCGGAACCTGATAAACATTTGCCGGAGAAACTTCCTCAATCATTGCTACTCCTACTCCGGTTTCAACCGTATCCAAACCCAACGGTTCACCCATCTCATATTTCCGCAGTTCATCAAGACTGACAAACTGTTCCTGTCCCAATTTCCAACCTAACGCCGTCAGCGTTTCCAAAGTTTTTACCCACTGTACCATGTTTCCGGTTACCAAATACACCTTATCACCGGTTTCACGGGTACGAATAACTTTATCCCCTTTCCGCTTAATCCCTTCGGGAACTTCAGTCGGCGGATCAACCTGCCGCTCCACTTTTTCCTCCGGCGGATGAGGAATACCGTATTTATCCAGATTATGCTTTTCCCTAGTATATTCACGGTTACGCGTCATGGCTCCGTTTATATCCCCGGCATTCTGCATCATCAGCATCTGCCCGGTAGCCATACCGACGTGATGCGTATTCACCCGTTTGTTAGCCTTATTAATAAATCCCAATGCCTCTGCCCGGTAACAGTAATCCACATCTTCCCCCCAACCGAATTCATATTTCTCGTCAAACGGACCCACTTTGTCATACACTTCCCGTTTCATCAGAAACAGGGAAAAATCCCGAAACGGATACAGATATTTATCCGGATCATCCATTAACCAGTCCTTACGCCGCCAGCTGGCCTCCAATGCCCGTCCCCACGGCATATCGTACATTGGTACGGCATTAACGATATTCACGTACTTTGTCGCATCAATCAGATCCTCCAGCCAATGCTCAAACACCTGTACGTCATTAGACAAAACCGCCAGATACTCGCCTTCGGACATTTCAATTCCCTTATTCCAGGCCCAGGCACAGCTTTTGCCTTCCGGTTCCTTGTAATACTTATCCGCCGTCTGCTCCCATTTCCAACCGCCCAGTTCCACTGTCGACCCGTTATCCGCCACCACAATCTCATACGGGGTTTTAGCCGCATCGGTAAAATATCTGACGGAACCGATACAGTTGGCCGTATAATGACAGACCGGATAATCAGTATTCCTGATACCGATAACGATACTCGTCAATCCTTTTTTCATTTAAACTCCTCTATAATTGGTAAAGAAATTGCATATGCTCCACCATTCATTTCCCATCTTTTAATCTTACACTTAAACTGTGGAATAAGCTGATATAATCTACCATTAATGAAAACTATTTTCCAATATTTATCTTTAAAAGTAACTGTTCCTTCTTTCATACACCCTCCTTTTTCGGATGGTAACTCAAATACTGATCATTCAGCTTCTTCACCGTTTCCAGCAGTTTACTTTTGGAATAATTCTCAAAGGCATCCAGATCCTTACGCAGACACTTGCCTCCGGCTCCCCGGCCGCCCTTATGCCAGATGTCCAGATGGTTTTTGCCGATCCATTTCCGGTTGTACATAATCTCCTTAATAACTTCATAATTGGCCCCGATCTTCTGGGCGACATCAAATATCTGGTTGGCAAATACCACTTTAGTCGCATAAAAGGTGTTTACCGCATATTTTACCGTTTCCGCCGTTATTGAGTCAGTAGTAAATGTTTTAGCAGTCTTAACAAACGACTGATAAATTCCCTTAACATCTTCCACATAGTTAAATTGATCCCCTCCTATCACTACTATGTCAGGATAACGGGTATCTTCCTCCGCTGTATCCTCGGACAGAAATTCCGGATTGGACACCACCGAATGGATTCCCAGCTCATTCATAATGTGCCGGGCGGTTCCCGGAATTACCGTCGACCTGATGATATAAACGTTCTGATTATGGGGAATTTCCTCAAGCTGTTTAATGTATCCGAAAATATGACTGACATCACAATTTCCGTTAACAGTTGGCGTCGGCAAACAGAAAAAATGGTACCTTTTATATGCCGCGTCCTTAAGTGTAATATTGCTTTCACTTTTACTGAAAAAATGGGGAATCCCGAAAACCTTGGCAGTTGCCCTGCCGACCGTTCCCCATCCATAAACTACAGCATCATCCATACACAAGGGGTTCTAATTCATGCTTAAACACGTATTGCAGGTTCCTTTCCCGTTTAATTTTAATCCAGCGGGAATAGCCTTGAGTGTGCCGCAACTGGTTGGCTATAAGTCCCGCTGTCTCCCGGTGGTAATTCTTCTCGTAATGACTCCGTTCCTCCGGCGTTGCGTCATTCGGACCGTACTGGGTAGTCGTATTCCCGTCCAGACCGCTCATCACATCAATATTGGAACTGTACTTCCGGAAAATGGCATCCGGCCCGAAAATATCCCGGAAGGGCGGGAAATCCTGGTTCAATACCAGAATCCCCCGGCTGATCAGGATAAACTCCTGAGTCGTCAGCGAATAGGATTCCGACACCGACGACTGAATAAAAACGTTGGACAGCGAAAACAGTTCCGCCACGCTTTCATGGGGAATCTCCAGTCCCCAGCCCGGATCAAATTCCGAAGTAAACGTAATTTCCTGGGCATTCAGTCCCCAATCCACCGCCATTGCCTTCAGTTCATCCCGGTAAGTAACCTTATCCCCGGCGGTAGAATGGAAATCCACCACCACTACCCGCACGCTAAATCCCATTTCCTTCAGACAGGCCAGCGTCTTAATGACATACTGAACCTGCTTGCCCCGGTCCAGCCGGACCGGATAAACAGCCACGGCATCCGCATCCAGAAACCGCTTTTTCTCGGAAAGCCGGATCACTGACGGATCTTTGATCCGCAGTATCTTATATACGTCACTGGGATGATGAACGATTTTCACCATTTCCTGAGAAACATTAAAATTTTCGGCAATCCGGGGAATCGAATAATGGTTGAAGAAAACGTAATAGGAACTGGGAAACGGTTCACTGATTATCTTGGCATACTCATCGGTAAATATGCCCCGCAACCGTCCCAGCGTATAAGGGGAAGTTGCCGAATGAATCCAGTGCGCCCATTTCAGGTTCGGTTTATCCTTAGCCACCCGGCGGCAGGCAATATTATGTTTCAAAGCTGAAGGCTGGTAAATCAGATCGTGGGAAATGACAAAATCAATATCCTCGACAATAGCCCGGATGTCATCGGTTAAGGCTTCCACATCGGCATCAAACGTCGGGTCTTTCTTGACTTCATTATGGCAGGGAACTGTAGTCATGCCCCGCAGTTCCACATCCGGATGGGCATACCAACCGCCGGGAGTAAACCCTTCCGCCACTGTCACCGCCACCTTATAACCGTTGGTGACAAACATCTGAATCTGGTCCTGAACTACGCGGTTGAGGGAATAGGCTTCTTCAGCAGCAGAAAACTGCGTAAAAATAAGGATTTTCCGGCCCTGATTTTCCATACAGATTTTTGATTACGGATACCATTATATCATAATCAGCGGATTTTTACAATCCCTTAAATATCCGTAGCTGCCTGATCTTCCACCAAAGCCACGGAAACGGAGGCATTAACCACTGTTCCCGCAATCTCAATATAAAGATCGGTACCGAAATATAAAGGAGGAGAAAAACCGCAATGCTCCGAACCGGCAGCGGCATCGACTTCAAATTCCCATCTCACGGTTCCGGATGCTCCGCCATCCCGAAGTTTTACTATTAAATCCCCACCGGCCGGTATCGCCGTTACTGCCGAAACCGTACAGGACCTGCCGACAATACTGCCGCTGGCGGTTATTACTTTAGATTTGGATACCAACATGTCATTGCCCTCCCCTGAATACTCCGGCTGCTCCGAACTTCGGACGCAGTTTCATTCCCTGACGCTTAACCGAACCCGGACCGACCCATTCAACACCTTCCGCATCAACCGCCGGATTTTCATAAGTCCCGCCGACCGGTGCTCCGGCATTAACGTCAATTCGCGGTTTACCTTCAACTGCATCCTGGGTGGAATAAACTTCACCATCCGGTGCCGCCGCTTCCATTCCCTCCAGCATCGCCATTGCTTCCGGACTCATGTTATGGCTTTTCATATGGTTCTGAAAAGCTACTGGAGTGTCCGTTTCAAAAAGCCGGTGTTCCGCCGCACAGATATGACACTTATATTCCTTATCCGCCTGAATCCGGCGGTACTTATCAATTTCATGCGGCTGCACCCGTACCAGAAACCCGTACTTGGAAAGCAGGTATTCCCCCACTTCCTTTTCAAATACCTTCATTTCGTTCCGTTTAATCGACCACCACATTTTCCGGAACATATCCCGCACCGAATTCGGGGTCGGTTTCCTCTCCACCGGCATCCCTTTGCGCTGAAGCTCCGCTTCCCGGTCCGGAGAAAGGAAGAATTTCGGACAGTAAATAATCACTCTGTCAAACGTCACCGGCGCTACTGCGCTCTGTCCCTGTACCACATCAACCACCGGCACTTCCGGCTTTGCTTCCTCCGGCATCTGAGTTTCCGCTGCTGACTGTTTCGCTGTCTTATCAACTCCGGTCATATAAAACCTCCTTATATGGTTGTCGTAGTACTTGTACTGGTAGTTGTTCTGGTCGTCGACGTACTGGTGGTAGTCGTCGTCGTTGACGTGGTAGTCGTCGTCGTCGATGTCGAAGTCGACGTGCTGGTCGTGGTTGAAGTACTGGTGGAAGTCGACGTATCGGTGGCAAAGGAAATTTCCCTCCAACCGCTGACCGTATACCGCCGCCACTTGTCCGTATTGGAATTGTAGTATTCCTCCCCAATGGCCGGACTGGCCGGATCAGCCGTCGCTGACCTTATTTTCCCCGCATAGTTACCAAATTTTGTCATGTTACATCGCCACCGTCAGTCTGCCTGACCAGGCTGTCCCGTCATAAATATACAGTATATCCGTCACGTCATTATAATACATCTGTCCGGCCTCAATATTCTGAATTTCGTCACCGTCCACCAGAAACCTGTCAGAAGTCCGCAGATACCCCTGCCGATTTGACATGTGCGTTTCATTCGTAAACAAATCCTGACTCATATTCCTCCTTATGCAGTAGTCGTTGACGTCGACGAACTGGTACTGGTTGACGTAG